GCAGAACAGCAGCGCAGGAACAGTTTTATCTGTTAGTCCTAGTGGTTTTATTTCGTCAAACTCTGGCGCAAACTTTAACTCTGCATTATTACAAATCGGGGCTAATAACTCTGGCGGTCAAGTAACTTTTTCAAGGGCAACAGCAGTAACTACAAATCCTGGTGCTAATGCTGCTCGCCTTTATTTTAGGGATGGCACGAATGCTGGAACGCTTAAACTTGTTGTTATTGCTGGAACAGCAGGCGCAGAAACAACAATCCTAGACAACATTCCACAGAGCTAAGGTAAGATAAAAATATGAGTGATTTTGAAGTATCAAACGAATACAAACTAGAAGTCCTAAACAAGCGTTTAGAGGCGTTGAATGTTGAAGGTTGGCATAACGAGGAAGCAAAACTAATCGCACAAGCTACCGGCAATGACGAGGAAGTTGCTCGTCTAACAAACAACATAGACATCATCAAAAACGCTATCGCAACAGTCAAAGAACAGATTCTTGATCTAAACAAGTAAGTTTGGGTTGCTAAACTTGCTTTATGACTAAATATGTTGAACCCTTTGCACCAAAACTGAGGGGAGATACCTTTGGCGATTTATCCCCTTATCGTAACGGTAGGCCTCATAGAGGGCAAGACTGGGCTGCGCCAGAACTATCACCAATCAAGGCAAGTGCTACTGGAACAGTTTTTACTAACGCGTGGAGCGATGTTATCGGCTGGTATGTAACCTATTCAGCGGTTTTAGTTGATGCTAAAGGTGTGAAACATAATGTTTTTATTCAGGATGCACATTTAGCTAAACAATCAGCGTTGGTCAAGGGCGATAAGGTTGTTGCCGGTGAAACAGTTATAGGTAAAGTTGGCGGAGGTAAATACAAGTCGGGGTCAGCTTCAACTGGGGCGCATTTACATCAAACCATTGGTAAGGCAAATAAGGGGTGGAGTAACCCTGATGTGCATTTAGCACCTTATAAAGATTTACTTGATCCGCTAAGTTTCGTTTAAGGAATAAACATGAAAAACATTATTATCGCTAAAGGTAAAGCTATTTATGAGGTTGTCGCTGAACTGACCTGGCGTGGGTTCGGCATTTTCCTGTTTATTTTAGGTGGTTCGGCTGGTGTAGGTGCAGCACTTACAGGGTCATGGATCAACGGTGTTTTAGTGGCGTGGGGAACGCTAATGTTGGGTTTGTTGGGGGCTGTCGGGTATGCTATCGCAACAACAGGTAGGGCTACACGCGAAACTGTTGCTAAGGGTGCGCAGGATGCGGTTGAGAAAGCCGAAAAACAGGCTGATAAAGGCAAATAAAGCCTAAACACTAGCAGTATCTTGTTTTGATAATAAAAAGCCGTCTATGGGCGTTTTAGGGCTGTTTTGACCTATATTTGTTGTTGCCTTTTTAGTTTCCGTCTTTGTTCAGGGGTTGTTCCTCCCCAAATACCGTAATCCTCATACAAACCCACCTTCAGGCATAGGGCGATTACAGGGCATCTTAGGCAAATCTCTCTAGCAGTGTTTTCAGCTAACCTAACCATGCTCATGTTTACGCTTGAAGTGTGAAAGTCCTCTGGAAAAAATACATCGGGGACTTGTGTGCATTCAACACCGCCATTGTCCTCTATTGCTTCCATCAATGCTGTTGTGTCGCGGTCTTGTCGTGCCTGTTTGTCGGTGGTCATGTTTAGAGTTTAGTCATGACATCAACTATGAACACACTTATTGCAAAACATTTATCTGCCTGTAACTATTTAGGCACATACGCTTCTGGTAGTCCTGAGTGGCATGCTGCGCGTAATGAACAAGGCGTTATCTCAGGTAGCGAAATAGGCGCAATCTTAGGTTTATCGCCATTCAAGTCTGCGTTTACTTTGTGGGCTGAAAAAGTAGGGTTACTGCCTGTTGATCAGGTTGGGAATGTTGCTATGCGTTTAGGTCAGTTAGTTGAACCCGCTATCAGGCAGTTGTTTGTTGAACAGCATCCTGAATGTGTTGTTGAGGAGCTTGGCACTTATGCGCATCCTGAGAATAGTTGGGCGCATGCGAATGTTGACGGTTTAGGTGTTGACGATAAAGGCGAACTATTTATCCTTGAAATCAAACATACCGCTACCTACTGGGATAGCGTGCCTGAACATTATCGCGCTCAAGCGTTTTGGTATATGTATGTTTTGAATGTGAAGCGCACTATTTTTGCTGTCGTAAACGCGGGTAGATACAAAGAATACGAAGTTGTTTGGGATGATTTTGAGTTTCAAGCTATCCTGCAACGCGTAATAGAGTTTAGACAACTTGTTTTAGATCAAGTGAAACCTGCTTGGGATGGTAGCGAATCTACTTTTGAAACTGTTAGAGCGTTAGCACCGGACATTGAGAACCGTAACGAGGAGTTAGGGCAGTTAGGTATAGAACTGTTCAACGCTAACATCAAGGTCAAGGAGGCGGAAACGCATTTGCTTGAAATGAAATCTAGGGTTATGGATGCGTTGAATGGAGCTAAATATGGCACTATTGACGGTCAAGTTGTGGTTACTTTATCTCAACGCGGGGCAGGTAAACCATTTTTAACAATCAAAGAAGGAAAATAATGAGTAAAACATTAGCAGATCTAAAAGGCATCAACATTGATGACAAAGTTGCAATAACAATCAACTTCACTGAAGGCAAATCAACAACAATAAGCGGCACACTAGCAGGCATACAAACATTACCGTCTAGCGGTCAAGTCGGGTTATGTGTTCGTGGTTTAGTTGGATGGATTTGGATTGAGGACAACATGGTTGTTACTTGGGCTAGTGAGGATAACTGATGCCTCAGTTCAATCTCAACGAATACGAAACCGTAGCTGAACGCCTAAAGCGTTTTTACAAAGATTATCCTGATGGCAGGATTATCACCGAGAACCTTACTGAACAGCATGACCGTGTTTTAGCAACATGGGTAGTCAAAGCAAGTATTTTTTTGAACGCTGATGATCAGCGCAATAACCTGGCTAAAGCAACCGGATTAGCGTTTGAAGTTGACGGTGTAGGCATGGCGCAAAAGACATCTGCCCTTGAAACCTGTGAAACCAGCGCAATAGGCCGAGCATTAGGGAACATGGGTTACTTTGGGTCGCTAAAACCTACACGCGAGGAAATGCAGAAAACAGTCAAACCTGTGCCTAAGAATTTTGTTGCAGCGTTAGATAACATCAATGATCTTGAAGGGTTGAGGGCGTTATACTTGGAAGCAAAACAGGCTAAACAGCCTGCAACCGTGTTAGATGCGATAAAGAGTAAAGCCGATGGACTCAACGGAGCTACAAGCTAGGGTTGAAATCCTTTTGGCTCATGAACGAGAACTATTTGAACTCGTTGTAATCACGCGTTCCCCTATTTTGAGGGCAAACTACCTGTTGGACTTGGATGCGACACGCCGAAAAATAATTTTGTATCAAAAAGAGCAAATTGATTAGGTCAAAACTGATTCTTGTGCTATAACTAATGGTTATGGAGGAGGGTCATGAAAGAACCAGTTGAGCAACCTAAAATTCTTTGCCTAGACTGTGGCATTGAACTTGACATTGAGAATTATCAAAGACGAGTTTTGCGTAAAAGTGAGAATGCGCAACTTTGTGAGGACTGCCGCGACTACGGTAAACCAATAAGCAAATACTACACTTGGAAGCACCCTGTTTTGGGCAGGATTATTTGCCGGCCACATAAAGGCGAAGTTGATGACGACTTCAACCCGATACGCGATGGTAAGCCTTACATGCCTGGTGAACGGTTGTGTGGGTTGCGTGACTGTGTGAAACGCGAACACATCCTTAGAGTGCGTAAACCAGTAAAGCTTGTTGCTGATCCTGTTGAAACTGTTTTGGCGTTAGTTGAAGCGCAAAACTATACGAAAAGGAAAACCCCTGCCAGTGTGGATGCTGACAGGGGCATACTGAGAGGGGGTCAGTGATTATGAGTTTAGCATACTGGGTGAACATGGAGGGTTTTTGTGGGGTATAACGAGATGGATAAGGTTTGGGAGTTATCTCAGGCTCGTAAGACTGACAAACTTGTGTTGCTTGCTATTGCTAGACGGTATTCACCTGGTAAGGGTGCTTGGCCTAGTCAACGCTATTTAGCTAAGGCATGTGGTATTGATGCTAGATCAGTAAGGAACAGTATTGCTCGTTTAGGGTTGCTTGGTGAGTTGTATTGGATTACTGGTTCAGCTAAGTCGGGTAAGGCGAATACTTATTTTATTAGTTTTATTGATGCAAAAACTTCCGCTATCTTGAGTGCAGAAACTTCCGCTATTGATGCAAAAACTTCCGCTATTTTAAGCAAAAACTTCCTACCATTAAATAATCTATTAAATACATTAAATCAGGAGGGGTTTGAGGTGTTTTGGGGTGTTTATCCGCGTAAGGAGAATAGGGCTAGGGCTTTGGATGCTTGGAGCAAAGTTATACCTACTGTTGCTAACGCAGAGATGATTATTTCCGCTGCGCGGGCTTTTAGGGATAGTGTTGGGGGTCGTGAGTTGAGGTTTGTTCCTTTGGCTCATAATTGGTTGTTGGATCGTAGGTTTGAGGATGTTGTTGTTGTGGATGATTGGACTGTGAGGGCTATTGATGATTGATGTGAGGGTGCGTTTGGAGAGGAGTGTTTTGGGGGGTGTTTTGGTTTGGCCTGATTTGTTGGATGAGTTGAATTTGGTTGACGAGTTTTTTAGTGATGCTTTGTCTAGGCGTGTGTTTGAGCGTGTGTTGTTTTTGCGTAGGTCGGGTGATGTTGTTGATGTGTTGGGTGTTGCTTCTGGTTTGTCTGGGGATGCTGTGCAGTGGGTTTTTGAGTGTCAGGCTGATGCTCCGGCTTCTAGTGTTGCGGTTAGGTTTCATGCTCGTGAGTTGAGGGCTTTGTGGGCGAAACAGAGATTACAGACTTTGGGGCAGTCGCTTGATGTTGAGGCTTCTAATCCTGAGGTTGAGGTTAGTGAGTTATCTAATAGGGTTCTTTCTGTTGTTGATGAGGTGAATGCTAGCAATAGCTCGTTGCAGGTTAGTTATCCTGATCGGTTTCATTTTGATTATGTGCGGTTGATGACTGAGAATGTTCCGTTTCTGCCTACCGCCTGGAATAGGCTTAACAGAGTTATTGGTGGTTGGAGGGCTGGTGGTATGTATGTTATTGCTGGTAGACCTGGTCAGGGTAAGACTATTGTTGCTTTGCAGGCTGCTGCTGCTTTAGCGTTTCAACATAAGCATGTGTTGTATTTTAGTTTGGAGATGCCTGAAACGCAGATACAACTAAAGACAATCTTAATGTAACTAAACAGTTATTAGAAACAACTAAAGATTCTCTAACTCAACTTAGGGCAATAAGAGAAGTGTTATCTACCCCTGTGTCAGAACCAGTTGCAGGTAAACCTTCTGAACCTAGTGCTCCAATTCAACAAGAGAGCGGTGGTTTGTTAGACCAATTTGGTAATCTTATAAGGGGTGGAAGTACTTCTGCACCTAGCACTTCTCAAACCAAACCTAGTCCACAAAAACGTACTTTAGGGAGTAGAATAACTAGCGGTGCTAAAAGTGTTGGAAGTAAAGTTTTGGGTGCAGCTAGATTTGCTGGTCCAGTAGCAGCTGCAGCTGGAGCTGTTGTTGGGGGTGTTGCTGGGTACAATAGAGCTGAAGAAGTGTTTAGCATAAAAGAAGGCGAAGCAACTATTGGTCAAAAACTATCTTCTGCTGTAGGCGGTGTTGTTGATCCATTTGGTTTAGGGTATGGAGACACTGTAGCAAAAGGTATAGGAAGTTTTTTCGGTGTTGGTAAAAAAGAAGACGATAAAAAATCTACTGGCTTTGACGAAACTATTTTTGCTAAAAATGACCCAGCCAGCTACAAAGAATACAAAGCTTTTGTAACTAAAGAGATAGAAAAAGAAACAGATAGTAATACTGTCAAACAAACAGCATTTGAAAAATTTAAAGAAAAGATTATTGCATCAGGAGCTGTTAGTAACCAGAGTGTAAATAACAAAACATCTGAGACTAATAGCAACCAAAGCGTAAATAATAAAACATCTGAGACTAATTTAAGTCCAACTTATAATGAATTTGATATGTCATCAGAAGTATTACCTGCAACACCATCAGCTAATACATCGATAGCACCTACTAAAAATACACCAAACGTTGTATCCAACAATGTACAACCAACGTCTCCAAAGACAGCATCAACAGCTCAAATTGCAAATACTACACTAGAGAATGCAACACTAAGAGATGAAATGTCTACTGGTAGAGCTACAACACCAATTATATCTAATAATGTCAGTAGCACTTCAACAAATAACTTTATGCCAATGAAGGCAGACCCAAGGCCTACTCACCGAGGGTCTGCATTAGACAAGTACGTGGAA